GATACTCTAAACATATTCAATCAATCATCTGGGTCGTTTGTATTTGATGAATATGGAACTACGGATAAAATATTAAGCGATTTCACCTTAAGATCCGAAAACTTATATATAAATGGTAATGAGACATTTAATACTTTAGTGTTACAAAGAATACTTCTTTTGATAGCTGAAATACAATCAAAAGTATTACCCACCACTTGAAAATATAATCACGATACTAAATAACCTTAATGAGTTCATTATCTGATAAATATGTTGCCGACACGTTTGATGGTTTATTGCATAGCTCCGGGGAACCACTCCCATCGACAGGACAAGCCGATATATACGATGGTCTCGGAAATAAATCCGCTCTGAAATTGGGTCGAGATGGAAATGGTACAACTTTAACAGGTCCGGTTAAATTGGGACAGTTGGAATACCCAACTGTCAATGGTACAGTTGGATCTGTCATAATACAGGATAGTGCTAACACCTTGGCTTTGAAGCCAATTGAAACAGTTTTTACAGAAATAGTCAATCACATATATCCGGTGGGGTCTATACATACAAGCTTTTCAAATATTAATCCAGCTACTAGGTTTATTGGAACATTGTGGGAACAAGTGTCTCAAGGTAGATTTTTGGTTGGGATTGGGTCTGGTTCTGATGGGGTAACGACTAAAACTGCCATTGCTGGAAATAATAGTGGGGAATATAATCACACACTAACCGAAGCCGAAATGCCTTCACATACACACAGTTTGATAAATCCCGACAACGATGAACAATTCTATCTATTCAATGATGGAAATTTTAGCGGAGGTCCAACCGGGACCAATCGTGGTGATGGTCCAGAAGACGGTAAGGATGGTAGATATATGAATTACTTACCGTCAACGGGTGGGGGTGGATCACACAACAATACACCTCCCGGATATGGTATATATGTTTGGAGAAGAACTGCTTAACATCTTAAAATATGCCAGCTATAAAAATTTCAAAAATTAAAGCCCGTCGAGGCACAAATGATCAAAGAAAAACAATAATATTTGATCAGGGGGAATTAGCGTTTACGACAGACACTAATAGATTTTATGTTGGTAATGGGTTAACATATGGTGGTATTTCTATTGGAAATAAAATACACTATCCACCACTCACAAATGTAAGTGCGTTAACTACAATTCAAGCAGAAGTCGGAGACATCACACCCGTCAACACATCATTTTATCAATTAACTACCCCAAATTACTTAAGTATAAATTCTTGGACCAAGATACCCCAATTATCAGCAGATCCCATTGTATTCAATTTTGATGTAAATGGAACTCTGGTATTGAACAATAATTCAATAAGTGCAAAACATATAAATTCTCAAACTGTATCGAATGGGTTAGTAATTAACTCGGGTATATTAGAGACAAATTTCCAAACTAAGAGTTTAGAAATTTCTGCGTTTAAATTATCCCTAAAACCATCTGGTATTGATGAAAGGGAGATCAATACTACGTCCTTTATAAATGGATTGAGTGGTGGATCTGGTAATAAAATTGGATTGAATGTAAATCCTACACAATTCACATTCAATGATGGAGTATTATCCGCAATTCCGTATATTTTAAATTTTTCGGAGTTGAAACCTGAATGGTTTGGGGCGGGTCTGGTGTATAGTTTAGCGATGTCCTCATTGTCCACGAATTTGGTAAATGTTGATAACCAATCATTGATAAAATCCGATAGTGGAATCATAAGTTTAAGTACATTAAATTCTTCCGGTAGCAACCAATTACCAAATATTACAGTTGATACTTTCGGAAGAGTGATAAATCATAACTCATCAATATATAGCACATTATCTGGAAATTCTGCATTAAGCTCATACAATTCCAATAATTCGTTATCATCTATATTCAATGGAACGCCTTCCCATAGTGTTACTGGTGCTATACCGGGATTAGAAATAGTTAAATTCACCGCACACCACACAGATGGATCAGTTGTGACACTTTCATCGGCAGGATTTATAACATTTGAGGGGAATACTACAACAAGAACAGGACAAATAGTTGGAAGATTCGCAATACCGATATTCACTTACTAAGTAATTATATATGGAAATTTTAGACAATTCAATCATCAAATTAATAGTTCGTCAAGGTGTCGATACTGATCGTCAAGCTACCACGTTAGAATCTGGGGAATTAGGATATACTACCGACTATGGTAGATTATTTGTCGGAGATGGGGTTACTCCGGGGGGAGGTATATGTGGTAACATATTTAAAGGTGTTGCCCCCTCAGTCACCAATTCACCGGTTTCTCCCGCTATAGTTGGTGATTTTGGATTTGGGTCAAATGACAAAAAGTTAAGAGTATTAACTCAAAACGATGGAACTAGTATAAATGATTGGACTATTGTTGGAGGGGAATATACATCTGGGGATGATAGAATTCAAATATCATCGGATAATAAAATTACGATGGTTACATTATCGGCTGGATCTATCGGATCAGATGCAACAGAAGATCCGATATATATAAATCCCTCTGGTAAAATATCTATACACCCACTAGGACCATATGGTGTATCATCGACCGCTCTCAAATCCCCATTAGGTTTAGACTCCGGGATGATATCCTTAAGCCCATTATCAGCAAATCATATATCCAACGATTTGCTGATGCCGACCCTAACATTAATCGACGGTAGAATCGGAGTTGCGTCATTATCGGCTAATAGTATCACAAATGACGCACTTTCATCCCCTCTATATATTAATAATGGTAAGATTACACTTGGGGATATACCCCCGCAATTAGTATCAACTAAAACTCTTGCGGCTGGCGATGGTCTAACTTCTGAAGTGTTATTGGTGGATTATGGGAGTACCCCTCTATCACCACTAACCAATAGTATAACAATTAAATCAACCCAAAAACTATTACGGTATCCCGCATTGTCTGCAAGTGAATATACATATTCGAGAAACATTCAAGAATATTCTAAATTGGCAGTTGGTCATTATAGTGTGAGTTTTCAACCAATTCCTATATATTTTCCAATTGTTCAGATACTGGGACAAAATGCATTAGATTGTCAGGCTAGAGTTACTAGTATGACAATATCCTCATGTGAAATAAAGGTTATGACATCAACTGGAACTCTAAAAGATGCCAATATATGTTTAACTATAAATTATTAAAGGATGGCTTACCCAAATGATATTGTATTGCCCGGAGACGCAAAGAAATACGGATTTATAGATTCAAAATACTCATATAATCCTCATTGGGATATTGCATGGAGCTTTACATTTGCATTAACTGGATCAGAACACGGCTTTGCAACCTTTTTGAGTCCAGATACAACAGTATCATCAGCTAAAGGTGGTCAATATCTTGGATATTATGATAACTCAGACTCCGCAAACGGGGTTCTCGCAATTGCCTTTGACTCCACTGGTATGTTTGCCCTTCCAATTGGCGGCAATCCGGGTGTATCAGACCCCAACGTTAAGAAAAATTCCATCATAATTAGAGATTCAGATAATAATGTCATCTTCAATGAGGCGTTGTCATCACTATCTCCAAGTTTTATATTATCCAATCCAGTAAAAACCTTCCAAACACTAAGATTTAGGTTTTCAAACGCAGGTAGAAAGTTATCAATTGACTTCAAAACGGATACTACAGAATATACTACATTAACCAGTATTAGTTTATCGTTCGATGTTAATACATATCCAGATTTATATCCGGGATTTACGTTCTGCTCTCCGATTTCTAGTGCATCGATAATACCTTCTACGTTTTATTTAAAAAATTTCCACACTCAAGGTAATATCATAGACCCAACATATGAAACTATTCCATATACTCCGTTAAGTTCGGTTATAATCAATCAATATACTACAATTTCGGGTATCACAGCAAATCCACCACTATATTAATATATGGCACTATTTTCATGTGTTGATCCAGTTATAGAAACAGGATTATATTTTTATGATACCGTAGACATAGGCACTTCTATGTGTGCAACTATAGATAATGTGCCATCTATACGGGACAACCCAGCGGGATTACAATTAACAACTAATAATGTTAGGTATGTGATAGATGGAACATATCCATTAGATAAATATGATTTTTCAAACTTTTATATACCAAATAATAGACTTGGGTATATCGTAGGAAGTCCGTCCATATTAACACATCCGAGTTTTTTCACAAGTGTTACATCTATATACGATGGTTCCGTTGATTTAACACATTATTGGAATACCGAGGGTGGTAATTGTGTCAGTCACGGTGCTGTTAGAATTAGCACCCCCGTAAATGTTATATTTGTAGGTATCGATGATAGTAGTGGTTATTCTGCGACTATAGAAAACTTTGTTATATATCCAAATAGTCCCACTGTATTATCACAATATAAGATACATTGGCCCGGTGAATGGGAGTTTAGGGGGTATGATCCACCTACGACAAACACTTTACGATATTTGATGTTTAATTTTTTATTAAAGGATGGCAGTCAAATAGTTGAAAGAGTTCGAATTAGAGTTAAAGTAAATATTACAGTCAATTATACATCACAAAAAACAACATCTATACCACCAATATATGATTACTATGATATAAATCTACCGGCCATAAATGTATATGTGTATGGTAGAATGTCAAATGCACAAAATATTGTACGCGATTCTTATGTGGAGACAATGACAAGATGGAGCCCTCTAGATATGGGAACCATAACATTCAATACATTATGTGGGGATGTCGAAACAACAACCACAACAACCCCCGATCCATCAACAGGTGGAACAACCACTACCACCACCACGATGCCAGTCTTATCTGGTTGTGTTGTCTGTTACCCAAGAGTTAATAATCCATTAAA